CTTACGGGTCTTCCCTGCATTAACCTTATCTATAGGGCGCCTCTCGTCCTTAGGAAAATCCAAAAAGACGTGAGGTAATCTAGTGCCTTTAGCCGCGTACTCAATAATTTTATTAACACGCGACTGCAACTCGAGGTCACAATCATTACCAAACTCGTAGTCCCCTTCGGAACCCCAAAAACACTGTTTACCACGTGTACCCTTGGGTATCATAATACACCACGGGTAACCCGCGGAAGTTTTGCGGGGAATACCGTCCAAACCAGGGACCCCTGGTATCCCAGCAACTGCCTCCTGGTACGTTAGGATACGTCGGTCACATATCGGTTCAACTATTGAGCCTTCCATATTAAGAACGACGTCACTGTAATCATCTATGCACTGATTCATTAACCCCACGGGGAATAAACTGTCGCGACTATACTTGCTCGTAGACAGTGCAATAGGGTCAATGGTAACGCCCTCAAAGTCAAATGCGCGTAACTTCGCGGGCTTCGTCTTGGGCTCAAAACCAACATCCCCGTGTATAGGGGACTTAATAATAGAAGAAACGAAAGGCATGGCTGAGGGCTTAGATCTGCCCAAGGCAAGTTTCCCAGGTACAGCATTGTGAGGGACTGGTTCCAAAGAATCAAAGGAGTCATCTTCAGCAATCAACAAAGAATGGTCTGAACACGCCATCTGAACCTCTGTCAAGAAACCGTTATTTAAGAAGAAAGCCTTAGCTCTCTCCAAATCACGGCTGTCAATGGGCACACCACACCCAAAAGTACCACCGCCCTTACCGGCCGTGTGAATACCTAAGATGGTTTTACCCATGTCCCCTTTACGGTTCCTGAAGACAGGCAGACCGCAGTCACCAACCTCAGACGGATAATTGTAGTCAAAGCTGTTTTTGTTAGTGAAGCAGTCAGCACCCATAGTGTAGTAAGTTTCACCATCAGGATTGCCCACTTTCCGCACCACTATGTCCGCGAAACAATTTGTCAAATCCAAGTCATCCCCTATATCGGGGAAAAGGCCTTTGCAAACGTCACTGTCCATAGCAGTAAAGTAGCGGGTTATGTCGGGAAACCATGGCAAAATGTTGTCCTTTAAATAAATAAACGCCAAATCGACGTCCTCGTTGGGGTAAAAGACAGGACCGTCCAAAAGTTTGATAACATCAAGGGAATGAATCGTGCCATCAGGGCCTTCTCCAATCCTAGAAATGTACAAGTCTAGCTCTTTCCCCTTAGCGAGAGCAGTACGCCACGCGACGAGGTAATGTCGAGGGACGACAATCATCCTACCAACCAAGCCAAGCCCAAATCCCACATGGTGCAATTCACCATCTATCTT